TGGCAAAATGGTTATGAGTTTTATTGTAGAAGACGCAACAAGCAACTATATACCACAAGATATATACAAACGACAAGAAGACGATAAAGATACTAGTTTTCATTTTATAGACGTATACGATAATTTATCTCTAGAAAAAGATGAGATAGAAAGATACAAGAAAAGATTTACAGAAACTGCAATGCATTGGAGATTTAGTGAAGGTGGTAAATTTCAGTTACAACCTAACGGACCAATTGTATATCCGGACTTTAATGAAATGCATGTAGTAGATAATCTTACAGAACAATACGACCCGTTACGTACAGCTTGGAGAGCATGGGATTTAGGTTATACGAGACCTGCATGTGTAATATTCCAAGTCGATAAAGTTGGACGTAAAAATGTATTAATGGCAGTTCTTGGTAAAAATATACAACTTACAGATTTTATAGACCAAGTTACTGCTCAACAAACAGAGGCATTTCCTAAATTGTTAAACACAATGGATTTGTTACCACACGATGCAAACAGAAAGTATGATGTATCTCCGAACACAAGTGCAATGATATTTGAAAACAAAGGATTGCAAACAGACGTAGTATACGTTAAACGAGATACCAGTGTAGTGTTAGCTAATGAAGAGTTAAAAATGTTAGCTGAAGGTATACCAAGAATTCAAATAGATTCTAAACACGCACAGTTACTTTGTGAAACATTAGCTAATTATACAAGAGACGACAATGGTATACCAAAACGAGATAAATATTATGAACACATATCTGATGCGTTTAAATTAGGATTGTATTATATATCTAAACGATTAATTAATACAGATGACATTCCAATAAATGAGCCAGAATATTTTGATATGCAGTTCGGAGAAAAAGGCAGGACATTAAATTGAGTGTAAAACCAGAAGTAATATTAAGTTTTTTCAACTACATAAAAAATCAAGCCGAACCAGTGTTTACGCAAAACTCACAAGAGTGGCGTGAGAACATGCGTTTTTATATGGATGAATACAACTTTGACAATAAATTAGATTGGCAAACAAAGATAAAAGACCCAGTAGTTGATAACTTAGTTGTTAGATTATCTAACTTTTTTGTCCGTATCTTAATGGCAACCGACAATAAATATTTTACTATAGAACATCCTAACAAAGGATATCAGAGTGCGTTAAATAAATTATTAGGACAAGTATTATCAAACAATAAGTTTCCATTAATTTTTGGAGATGCGTTAAAATTTTCTTTGTTAACAAGTCCTTATTACACAAAGATTAGATATACATACGATGAGCAAACTTATCCAAGAGTAAATGAAGGTAGTGGCGAGATAGAAGAGCAAACCGATATTATGGGTAAGACTACAGTATCCGCTGTAAATCCATTTAACATTATGCTAGACCCTAATGGGGAAAGTTATATTATAGAAATGAAAACTGTTAGTTTAGCTGATTATGAGAGACTAGCTAGAGTAAACGGTTGGACCAATACAAACAAAGTAATAAGAAGTATGATGTACAATGGAGATAAAGAAGAAAATCATTTATCACAAGTTAAATTATGTTATGTATATGCAAAATATATTTCAGACAAACGTGGAGCCGTGTTAGACCGTAACGTACATTTTATTATAGCAGGGGATAACACAGTTGTTTACTATGGTAAAAACAATTTACCAAATGGCAGATTTCCGTACGTATGCGGATTCCCAATGAAAGTTTTACAAGGACGTTATGGTAGAGGTTATATATCAAAATTAAGAAGTCTACTGTCGTCCTATGTAGAAAGCATGAATTTATTATTAGATGCATTTCGTATGTCTACATTAGGAGTATACGAATTAGTTTCTACAAACGTAGAAAGTGGTAAAGCTCATTTGTTTGGGTCTATTACACCAGGACGTTTATATCCTGTAACTGCACCTAATACAATTAATCAAGTATATAATCAAAACTTAAACCCTAATGCAACAAATTTATTATTTGTTATAGACAGACTAATACAAAATAGGTCATTTCAAAACGAGTTTTTTCAAGGACAACCAACAAGTAAAGGAAGACCTACTGCACAAGAAATAAGTTCCAAAACCCAAGAAACAGCTAGCTTCTTTACTGATATTGCTAGTGAGATAGAACGTAGTATTATCGAACCCTCCCTGGAAATGATACTTCATACAGAGTTAATTTACATTGATGATGTATCGCATGAACCTATGTATTCGCAAGACGAAGAAAATCCGATAAAACAATTACTTGGACTATCTTTCAATGAACGTATGGATATTATTAGAGAAGCTAGAATTACAGTAAGAGGTATATCTGGTAAAGTGCTTAAAATGACAAACTTTAATAAACTTATGCAAATTGTAAATGTAATTGGTAATATGCCGCAAGTTGCAGCAGCAATTGACCCAATTAAATTTGTAGAAAGAATCTTCGAGTCATTCGATGAATTACCTGAAGACATCCTAAACATGGATATGTTGAGACAACAACAAGAACAAACAACTAACCCAACGCAACAACCCGACCCAATGGCAAATCCAACACAAGCCAATGGTCAACCACAAATGTCACCCGAAGAAATGATGGAGGTATTAAACAATGTCAGAAGAAACGACACCAACCAATAGTGATGATGTAAGAGTAAATATTACTGCTAAAGACGCAGCAGCAAGATTAACTCCACCGGGTGTAGATATGTCTAAGATGTCGCCAGAACAACAAATGGAATTAACATCTAACATGGTACAAGCATCTACATTGCATGAAAAATATGTAGCAAATATGTCGCCTGAAGAGGTAGAGGTATTTGATGCATTATTACTTGCAACACCACAAGATGCTCCGGTAAAAGAAAGATTTACTTCAGCACTAGACAAATTTAACAAAGTCAGAAACAAAGAAGAAAAACAAGAAGAAGTAAAAGAAGAAGGAGAAAAAACTGAAACTACTAAAGTTGCACCGAAAGGTGAAATGGACGTAGCTGGCAGTCCTTCTCCTACACCTGATGGAAATTTATTGTCACCAGAAAATGACGCTCCCCTAGGAGACGACAATGAATATTTTAAGTTTCTAGAGAAACGTTATAGACAACAAACAACCATTAGAAGAAAACAAAATAATTAATAAAGGAGGTTATTGATTATGCCACAAGGAGCTATAAGCTACTTAAATGAAGAAGCTAGACTTGCCAAAATCAAAATTGATTCTGATATCAGATTTCAAGCTGGTAACATGATGCAGTTTAGAACGCTGTCTAAGCCTATTCAGTCATATGGTAAAAACAAAGGTTCACAAGTTGAAATCGAAAAGTATCAAAAACTCGGTACTGCAACTGGTACAATTTCTGAACTGCAGTCATTACCTATGCAAAAACCAAATGTTGGTTTCGTAGTTGCCACAGTTAATGAATACGGTAACGGTGTATCTTACACTAGAAAAGCACAAACACTTGCGGAATACTCTGTTGATGAAACACTCAAAAAAATACTAAGTATGAACGTTGCTGAATCTATGGATAAGATTGCTGGTACTGAATTCCAGAACTCTGATGTATTCTATACACCAACATCAACTACAGCAGGAACATTAGATAAAGATGGGACTGTAAGTACAAGTGCAGGAGCAAGTATAACATCTGCACACATAAGAGACCTTATCAGAAATCTTAAAACTGATAATGTACCAAAATATGATGGGAACAATTACTTAGGTGTGTTCTCACCATTTGCAATGGCAAAACTATTTGAAGATACTGCAAGCGGAAGCATTGTAGACTTACACAAATATGACCAACCAGAATCGTTAATTAACGGTGAAATTGGTCAATACTTTGGAATGAGAATGGTAGAAGAGAACAATGTTCTTTCTAACACAATCGGTGGGTCAGCACACAATGGTGAAGCAATTATCTTAGGATTCGAGCCAGTAGTAGAGGTGCTTGCACAAGCAGAATCTACTATGATAGAATCTTGGGACTTTGGTAGATTCACAGGTGTTGCCTGGAACGCACTGACAGGGTTCAAAAAAGTTTGGACTAATTCAACTGACGGTGAATATCATTTAGTTAGAATTCATTCTAACGACTAGGAGGTAAATAAAAATGGCTTTTAATAGTAAAGTAAATGCTATGATAATTCCGGTATCAGCTGACCTTGACGGGTCAACTGCTGATGATTTTACCTTCAAAGTAAATCATCCTATGGTTATCCATAGATTTGAATTTATCGTACAAACTGCAGTTGTAGCTACATCTACTGCACCAGTAGTATCATTAGATTTTACTGACACAGTAGGCAGCGTATCTAGAGCTGAAAAAGTAACACTAACAATTCCAAACACTACAGCAGCTGGTGTAACAATTGAAGCGGATTTAACTCCGTTCTTTGTACAAGACACTGACATCTTACATTTCGAAAGAAAAACGCAAGGTGCTGGTGGTACTACAGCTGGTGATGGGTATTATCTTATATATTATGAGTTAATTCCGGACGGTAATGGAGTTGCTTAAATGTGGTATAGAGTACACTTAAATAGAGTGAACTTTAATCCATTGGATAAAGAGGGCAAGATTTGTAGAGTCTTGTCCTCTGGTCCTACGTTTAATTGTTTTACAGAAACTGATGTTGAAGTTGAATTATTATATTTATTAGCAGCACCTAATTCAGAATTAATGAAATTTGTTAAATCGTGGACAGAGCAAGATAATTCTTGGTATCAATTAGTTTTTACTAAATTATCCAACGCAAGTAGAGCAGGATTTACCGGCAATAAAAAAGTGTTTAGTTATATGGGATATACTTTGTGTCAACGTATTGCTGACAATATTATATTTGAAACTAAATACATGAATATAGGAAGTCTTAGTGATTACAACATTGGAGCAAATAGAGACGTAAGAGAAGAAGTTAGAAATAAAAATAATCATCTTGTACCTGGTGGAGAAAAAATTAAAAAAGATTGGGTAGAAGAAAATGGTGGTAGATAATGCGTAGTGAATTAAATTATGATAGAAGTAACATACGTACTAAAATAAAAAGTGTTATTGGTAGAAACTTTAGTGGTATTGATACTGTTATAAATGATTTAATTAATATAGCTGTAGAGCTATTTGGTAATACAATTCAATCAGTATATGATGAATTTGTATATACACATACAATAACTAGCGGTGAAGTAACTGCTAAAACAGATGAATATAATTTACCAAATAGAACTAAAGTTATATTAGATGCATATTATATAGATGTGTCTGGTAGTGAAGAAGTTTATTATCCTTTACATATACGGTCACCTATTGATTTTAACGAATCATCTACACAACAATTAGGTACTACATACGGAAGAGCAAGTTTTGATTATGGAACAGATACAATTAAGTTTGGACCTGGTTATCAATCATCACGTAGCACACGAGCTGACATGACAGGTATACCACAATTAGCTTATAGAGTTAATAATGCTATACATGTGTATCCTAGACCAGGTAGTTCAGAACAAGATAATAAAATAAGACTTATGCTAGGATTATTTCCAGCAGATTTACAATCGGATAGTGATAAAAATAGTGTTACAAAAAGCTATCCACAAGCATTAATAACATATACATCTGCATTATTCTGGGGATTACATTTGAATGATGCACAGAGAGCACAACAATATTTAACAACAGCACAGTTGTTATTATCAACTTTTGCAAGACAAGACGAAATAAATAAATTAGTAAACGTAACATTAAAGTTACCTAATTAGGAGGACACATGGCAAACGCAATATACCCAAAAGCAAAAGAATCATTCTTAAAAGGTGAGATTGATTTAGTAGATGATACAATCAAAATTGCTTTAGTAGATACAGGTACATATACCTATAATGCAGCACATGATTTTTATAATGATGTATCTGGAGTATTAGGTACACCCGTAGCTCTATCAAGTAAAACTGTAACATCAGGAGTATTTGATGCAGCTGATGCTACATTTAGTACACCAACTGCTGGTACATCTATCGAGGCTTTAATTATTTATAAAGATACAGGTAATACAGCAACAAGTAATTTAATAGCTTATATAGACACAGGAACGGGATTACCATTTACATCAAACGGAGCAGATGTAGATATAGTTTTTGATTCAGGTAGTAATAAGATATTTGCATTATAGGAGGTAGACATGGCAAAACCAGGATTATACGCAAACATACATAAAAAACGTAAAAGAATAAAAGCAGGTAGCGGAGAAAAAATGAGAAAACCTGGAAGTAAAGGAGCACCGACAGCTGCTAATTTTAGGCGTTCAGCAAAAACAGCTAAGAAAAGAAGGAGAGCGTAATGGCAATAGCAGGTAATCAAATAACAACAGCTAAAATTGTAGCTGATGCCATTGATGGTACAAAGGTAGCAGACGATGCTATTAACTCTGAACATTATACAGATGGCTCAATTGATACTGCACACATTGGTGATGACCAAGTAACAGCAGACAAATTAGCAAACTCAATTAATACTGAAATTTCTGCTAATACAGCTAAAACAACAAACGCTACACATAGTGGCGAAGTTACAGGAGCAACCGCACTTACTATTGCAGACAATGTGGTAGATGAGGCAAACTTAAAAGTATCTAATAGTCCTGTTGATGGATATATGTTAACAGCACAAAGCGGTGATACAGGTGGTTTAACTTGGGCAGAAGCTGGTGGTGGTACTAGTAACGCAGACTACAACATGATTATAAATGGTGACATGGTTGTAGCACAAAGAGGTATTACTATAACAGATGCAGCAGTTGACAATGTATCAACTACAACAAATGCAGATGATAGTTATACATTAGATAGATGGATATTACTATCAGATGGAGATAACATTGTAGATGTTACACAACAAACTGATGGACCAGATGGTGGTAGTGCTAAGAGTATAAGACTAGATGTAGAAACAGTAGATAAAAAATTTGGTATAGCTCAGATAATAGAAAATGTTAATTGTCATGAAGGTATAGGTGGTACAGTTAGCTTAAAGTTTCATGCTAAGGTAGCAGGAAGTGGTAAGCTAGATGACCTTAGAGCAGGAGTAGTAACATGGTCAGGCACAGCAGATAGTGTGACAAGTGATATAGTAAATGCTTGGAACGCAGAAGGCAGTAACCCTACTTTGATTACTAATGCTATCTCTTC